GACAGTTGCACGTTCAGCGATAGCACCAGACAGTGCATACAACGTAGCAGGGTCATCAGGAACTTCAGATGTTGTAGGGTTCATGATGATGTTGTCAGGGTTCGGTAGTTTTCGGTATATCTTCACGAATCCAACGAACTCTGCCGCCGCACCTTCACCGACTGCACCCTTGAATGTTTCATACTCTGCATCAACAGGCACAATACCAATGGCATTGGATACACCCTCTACCCATGAACGAGGTGTAGGGTTTTGGTCACGCTGTGGATCAAAGTCATGTAACAGGTTAGGACGGAAACGAATAAACGAGATAACCTCAGGCTTGACACCATGGTCAATAGCCCAAGAACACCAGTCATCAAGGTGTGTCTCTAGTTCGTATACAGTCTCACGGTTACGCAGATGGGAAAGAACACGGTTAGCACCTGCCCTGTCAGACTGTCGGTTACCTGTCGAGATAACCATCCAACCTTTCTTCAGTGGTTTACCGTGTAGGTTTCGTGCTTGACAGATGTTAGCCAATACTTTCTGCAAGTCTGCATTGGCTTGGTTTCTATCATCGAAACACAAGATACCTGTGTCAGGTATATCCGTTCTATCTTCCGACGGATACCAGTCAGGTAGTTTGTAGTGTAGCATGTCATCCCCATTGGGATACATGATACCGAAGTCCTCCACTAGCATTGTAGGCATATGTTTCTCGATGAAACCTACCTGCAATTCCTTGGCAACTTCTTCACAGATGGTAGTCTTACCACCACCGGGGCTACCTTCGATAGCCATTGTTCGCTGTGTAGGGAACAAAGATTTAATTGTTTGTTTCATTAACGTGGCTCGCATCATTCACCTCCTTTGTACTTACGATGGTCAGGGCCATAGGTAACAACTTGGTTATCCTTCCTGCTTCTTTTGGCAATCATCTTGTCGTGGAAATACAGTGGATTGCCTTCACTGTCTTTCACTAACGCTCCACCTTTCGAATGCCGTAGCATGAAAAGTTTCAGTGCAGTTTTATTCATGGTAGAAATGCTCCTATGAATTGGGTTGGGGTTATACAACTGTTGTAAGCAGTCCAATACTGTTCGTCCCAACTCTCACAACCCAACATGAAGTTGACAAGTACGAACAGCATTAACAGAGTGAATGCAACGACTACTAGGGATGACCCTATGAAACTAAGTATCTTAGTAAACATAGAACCATCCTAACTCGAACCATACATCAACCAGTGTTACCACTGCTGATGCTACGGCACCGAATACTATCCAGATAAATAGGTTATCTTTCATTTAACTATACCTCCCTTAGTGTTGAAACCAATCAACTCCTCCCGATTGGTAACTAGCATGTAGTTAGACTTATGCAGAGGAAGCACTGTAAAAACTTTTGACTTTGCTTCTTTATCTCCACAAATCATACAAGTATTGTATCCTAACTTTACACGCTTGTCATTAACTTCCGTAGAACAATAGACACAATGCGTCATTGAATACCTCCTTGAATTAAATTTAGAAACACGAAAAGGGAAGGCAGTATGAAACCACCTTCCCTGAATCGCTTAAGCAAGTTTCTCAATCTTGCTCTTAGTTGCAGTAGTACCGTTAGGTAAGAATGCTACATACGGTTGACCCCAACGATTGACTAAAAGCATTGCTTTCAAGTCACTAGTATTAGTGTCAGGTATGAAGAAATTTACCTCGCACTTCTTAGCAGTACCAATCTCAGTCATAGTCTTTGCAAGAGCATCAACTGAATCAGCATTGAACTGACCATTAGGGTCAGCTTTAACAACAATCTTATCTTTAGTGTTCTTAAAGATAGATACATTACCTTCGTAAATCTTAGCCATGATAGACCTCCTTTGTAAAGTTCATAGGTTAAGTTGCTTTGGAATCCCGATAAACTCGGAACCCCGAAAGCCCGACCAGTTTGGCTCGGCGTCGGCGATTTGTCAAGTTTGGCCCCGTACACAGAGAAAGCGTAAAGTTTAAACAAGTAATTATCTACTAGGTGTTGGCACTATCTGAGTGTATGTTGTGGTTTATATTGGATATCAGATAGCATTTCCCTTTGTATCTCAACGTGTTGAGAGGAAGTATCTAGAATATCTAAAAGAAATTAGGTAATCCTTGGCTACCGCGTTTCCTATATTTTACAAGAGAAATGCTTTTGGTGAATGATGTATGTAAATTATATAGATATTTTAGATAGTTTAGATAGTTTTCTTGAGCACATATGGTGTAAACCTAGGTTTCTTAAGGGTTTATAGGTATCAAGATGTAAACTTTTGGTATCTAAATCTCTATAAGTTGTGTCAAGTTAGCGTTTAGATACTATATAGTTCCAAAGTTTACACCAAAAGTATCAACATCTTGTCAAGTTTAGTACCAATACCAGTTGTAACTTCAGGTAATGGCGAGCCAAAACCCCCCGACGTATGGGATATATATTATTAAAAAATAAATAAGAACCAAAACCTACATCGATCTAGTTGTTTGTCTGTGGATTGGGCACAAAAAAAGAGGGAACCCTGTTCGGATTCCCTCAGTTGTTTTAGAAGTTCCAGCTTAGTTGTTGATTTCTTGCTGGATTGTAAGAGATCATTACGTCTTGTGCTTCGATCTCTGGATCATGCTTCAGCTGGAATGCTAGATTCTTCGCGTCAGCTTCTCTGTAATACCATCTTGAGTAAAGGTTTCCATATTCAATCCAATCTACTCGGTATTCTCTTTTACTATCCTTCATTGACATATCATTGTCTCCGGTTAGGTGGGGAGGGAGTTACCCCTCCCCTGTTGCGTTACGCTAACTTAGTCACTTTGGACTTAGTAGCACCCTCAGCCTTAGGCGGTAGGATTGTAATCCTAGGATTACCGTATCTGTCCGCCATTAGTAGAACATCAGTTCCACCGTCAGCCTTGAAGAAAGACCATTTATGTAATGGCATTTTCTTCGCCTTGCTAAGTTCCTGAGCCTTGGCATACAGTTCCTTAGCGTTAGTTGAATTCCAAGCGCCGTTTAGGTCGCGCTTCAGGGCAATCTCACCCTTGGTGTTAGCCACTAAGCTAACATTACCTTCAAAGATTCTACTCATGTAGACCTCCAGTTGTTTGGTAGTATTCCCGCTACCTGTTCGGGTATCAACGTTTTGTTGATGATTCCAATATGGGTTAAATTTACAGGTTTGTCAAGTATGCCCTATTTACTAGGGTTTTATCTATTGCCTATTGACTATATTAAATTGATTGACAGGGGGGGCACATGGACACGCGACGCACCCCTCCCCCCCATATAAGTAAACCTCACATAACAAGACCCAAAAAATCAACGTGTAAAGTTTCACTTCCGCTTGACAGCTAGGTAATTTTGGGCATAATCTTTCAGTTATGGATACATTGCCCTTGAAACACACGAAGTGGTCAGACCGTTTAGCTTTCGATACAGCACTAATGTTAGAAGGCAGCGGCGAGACTTTAGATGAAGTAAAAGACCGGCACAAAGTTACTGCGTCGGATATACTTGTATTCAATAAAGACCCTGTCTTTCTCAAGAAGGTAGAAAGTTATAGGGATGAAATCCGTGATAAAGGCATGACCTTTAAGTTAAAAGCTCGTGCTCAGGCGGAAGAATTACTCACAACATCTTGGAGTTTAATCCATAGTCCAGATACTTCGGCGGCAGTGAAGGCAGACTTAATTAAGTCAACAGTCAAATGGGGCGGGCTTGAACCTAAAGGTGATGTAACTACAGAGGGGACAGGCGGTGGAGTTAAAATTACAATCAACCTCGGCGGACAAGAACATGCAGCCACTGTTATTGACGCAGAGCCAGTTGAAGAAACAAAAGCGATTGAAGATTCTCAGTGAGTTCGGCGGGACTTTTGAAGGCCACAAATCTCAATCGTTTGACAAGTTAACTGACTATGACAACTTTACTTATGAGTTGTTAAAATTAGGTATATCATATAAAACTAAGATACTGAAAAGACGGCATCAGCCGACTCAGTATGTTGTGTTATTAATAAATGAAAAGGAGGCAACATGATTGTATTTGGTCATACACCTCAAGAATGGGTAAGGCGAGCGAAGCTCCATAAAGGAGTTATTGTTGCAGTAGTGATTGCGTTCATTCTTGGCGGAATTATTATTTAATGAATATAAATTACACTCCAACTAAAACCTGTCGAGAGTTCATGAACTCTAATTCGAAGATGCGTGTCCTTATGGGGCCTGTTGGTTCGGGTAAATCAGTTGCGAGTTGTTTTGAAGTTGTGCGTCGGGCGTCGATGCAGAATCCAAGTAGTAATGGTATTCGTAAATCACGAGTAGCGATTGTCCGAGAAACTGCACGTCAGTTGCAGGATACGACAATCAAAACATTCTTGGATTGGTTTCCGCCCGGCCCATGTGGTAACTTTATGCGTACCACCAAGACGTATTTCTTTAAGGTGGGTGATGTAGAATGTGAGATCATGTTCCGTGCGCTAGACGATGCGGATGATGTTGCAAACTTGAACTCACTTGAATTAACGTTCGCATGGTTTAACGAGTGTCGGGATATTCACCCTGACATTGTTGATGCGATGTCTAAACGTATTGGACGTTTCCCTTCGGCTAAAGATGGTGGCCCGACGTGGCATGGAATGTGGGGTGACACTAACCCTCCGACCATGGACACTTGGTGGTACTATCAAATGGAAGGACTCGATGCAAAAGATGGAGTCAGTCCTAATGACAACGGATGGGCTGTGTTCAAACAGCCGTCAGGCCGCAGTGCGTTTGCTGAGAATGTAGAAAATTTACCAGACGGATACTACGACACACAGGGTCGTTCGGAAGAATACATCCGTGTGTATATCGATGGGGAATACGGGTTAAGTTCTGCGGGACAACCTGTGTATAAATATTTTAGACCTGACTACCATATTGCGGCGCAACCTATTCGTCCAATCATAAACGGAGTACGTCCGATTGTAATCGGTATGGATTTGGGGTTGACACCGGCAGCTGTTATAGGGCAACAAGACCCTCGCGGGCGGACGTTGATCTTAGACGAAGCTGTGTCATTCGACATGGGCATTCAACGTTTCGTCCGCACCATTCTCAAACCAATGATATTTGAAAGATTCTCAGCGGCACCTGTCATCGTGATATGTGACCCCGCAGGTATTCAACGAGCACAAACTGATGAACGAAGTGCAGTTGATATAATTAAAGCAGAAGGTTTACGAGTTATACCAGCTAAGACGAACAGCGTGTCAGCACGTTTGTCTGCGGTGGATGACTATCTGATGAGGCAAGTTGACGGTGATGCTGCGTTCCTACTTGACCCTAAGTGTACACAGCTTAAAGCAGCCATGATGGGTGGATATAGATTCCATCACAAGAATGGTAACATCGAGAAAAACAAGCATTCGCATGTTGCAGAAGCGCTACAATATCTTATGTTACACATCAATCATGCTAGCGATGCAGCGTACATTAATCAAAAAAGAGCAATCAAGAGGGTTGCAGCAGCGGGCTGGACTTGATATTATATGCGTGTCATCCGACGTTTCATTGACATTACCTTCTTTAACCCTCTATCGATTTGCCCCGGTAGAGGGTTTATTTTTGTGTTAGACAAAATCAAACTTGTGTGTATACTATGATCTATATATACTTATTGGAGGTTGATTATGAATTGCGGACAAGGTAAACCTTACAAGCAAATACAAGTCAAAGTCCGAAGCTACAAGGACGGAGGAGTCGTGTATACTGATAAGAACGAACCCGAAGATGTAGTCAAGATGAAAGACTTGGAAATTTTGGAAAAGAAAAAAGAAAAACAAGACTAGAGGTTATAGATGCTACAGGTGATTGATAATGCTACTCTAACGAAACGCGAACAAGAAATGCGTGACAAGGCGCTCGCTGAGCGTCAAGCGGATAGTGTTGTCCTTGGAATTACCAGTTACCTTAGAACTTGTTGGGACGCAGCTAAGCGTTCTAAGAAACCAATCGAAAATATTATGCTTCGAGGATTACGCCAACGTAATGGTGAATACGAAGCAGATAAATTAAAACAGATTCACGAACAAGGTGGCTCTGATATCTACATGATGATAACAGAAGTCAAATGTCGTGCAGCAGAAAGTTGGTTGCGTGATATACTCCTCGACCAAGGAACCCCACCTTGGGACTTGCAACCAACTCCTATTCCTGATTTGTCACCTGACCAGACTGCAGAACTACAAAATATTTTTGCAGCTGAAGTTATTAAGATGGTACAGGATAAAGGCCAAGCACCTACACCTAGTGATATTGCAGAGATGAAAGAAATGCTCGCGCAAGATTACAGGTTTAAGTTGCTGCAAGATGCAGACAACCGTGCGAAAAAAATGAAAGTTAAAATTTCCGACCAGTTCGCACAAGGTGGATGGGGAGAATCGTTTAACGAATTTATTACTGATCTAGTTACATACCCGTGTGCTTTTCTTAAGGGGCCTGTCGTTCGTAGACAGCGTAAGTTAGGTTACACGAAAGACCCTGATGGTAGAACTACTGTCGAGGCAACTGAAGTAATTGCACCTGAGTTTGAACGAGTAGACCCATTTAAGATTTATCCTGAGCCGGGTGTTACAAATATCAAGGACGGTTATTTATTTGAACATCATCCACTAACTCGTTCAGAGTTGGCGGATATGATCGGCGTACCCGGATATGACGAAGATGCTATTCGAAAAGTTTTAGAAATTGGTAATGGACAATCTTGGGTTAGTGAAGATGTCGAATTACTTAAAGATGAAGAAGAACGTAAGTTCCATAC